CCGCAGCCAGCGGTGGTACCGTCAGCCGAATTACTTTCCGCGATGGAGGAGGTGCTGCGCATATCCGACCGCGACCATGAGGCATGGCATCGGGCAAGAAAAGGGATTGCGGATTTCCGCGCCGTCATGATTCAGGGTGCAGAACCTGTAAGTCAGCATCCAGATTTGACCGTTTGGTATGGCTCGATGCCTGAAACCAACTGCAAGTCAAACTGGACTGCAATACTGCATCGCAAAGGGGAGGGCATACAAGATGGCATAACAATAGACCGGTCAGAGTATCCAGGCCGCGTTCTCTACGCCGCCGATCGCGTTCGTTATCTCATTGGCGAGAAACCCGACCGGCCATACATCCTCGATTACGACGGGGATAAGCACAGCGGATATGTCAAGCCTGTAAGCCAGCCTGATGAGTTGCCGATGGGCTACGTGCAGGGCCATAAAGACGGCCTGGAGTGGGCTGCACGACTGGCAGAAGCTAATCACCCACAAACAGGCGACTGGCTTTACGATGACCCGCTGGAGTTGGCTAAGGCGATCCGCAAGGGGACAGATATGCCAACTGCGCCTGTACAGGGCTGGATTCCGTGCAGTGAGCGGATGCCGGAAGAAGTCGGGCGCTACTGGTGCTACGTCGAAGAGCAGAACAGTCTGGGTAAATCACACTACCAGTGGAACTGCTCATGGAATGGTGACCGGTGGTGGGTTGAAAGTGAAAATGGCGGTCGCGTAACCCACTGGATGCCGCTGCCAGCAGCACCGCAGCAGGAGGATTTATGATTCCATTACTATGTCCTTTTTGTGAATCTACAGCGCTTAGCATTGGATATTCATTCAGTTTTCTTGGAAAGAAGCGCTACGTCTCATGCGGATGTGGCGCTCAAGGGCCAGAAAAACGCACCAAATCTGAAGCTATTACTGCATGGAATAGCAGAATGAAGGTGTGGTTTTACGACCCGGAAACGCTGACATGTACTGGCGAGCGCAGGAGGACTGCAGCTTACATTGATAGCCTTAAGCAAGACGGCTTCAGGCCTGAGCTAATTGCAGCGCCGCAGCAGGAGAGTGAGTGATGATTACCGCAACCACTACCACTGTTTGGCATTCATCGGTAAAAGGCCGTAGATATTTATCGCGCCGTGCTGCAGTAGAGGCCGAGGTCAGGATGATAATTTACAAGCTTTATCCGCCTGAGAAGCCAGAGTTCGACAACGTGGGGATGACATATCCTGGGTATGACATTAAACATGATGACCCGGAACGTTACGCTAAGCTTCATCGCCGTATCAAGCGCCTCGTTGAGAGAAGCGCTGGGAGTGCCCGCAATGCCTAAATCCCCAGCAGAACGCAAAGCAGCGCAGCGTGCACGCCAGGCTGAATCCGGCAACCGCAAACTGGAGTTGCAGCTCGACGCGCAGGAACTGGCAATGCTCGAACAGAACTGCGCCGCCCGGCGCCCTGGTCGTGCGCCGTATGAGATGGGTGAGTATATCGCGATGCTTATCCGTCAGGATGACGCCCGGGTGCGCGGCCGCATCAAAGCCATCAGCGTCAACCGCTGCGGCAAGTGTGGCGACAGCCTGCCGGTGAACTCCTGCCCATGCCAGGGTGATTCACAATGCTGGGCGACAAACGGCTGGCACGAAGTGAAACTGGTAGTCCAATGACAGGAATCTATACCCTCTACTGGGCATACGAGAAGGAAGTCAGCGTCAGACACTACCGGCAAGCGAGAAATATTCGCGCCAAGAGGGATAAGATGCAGGTTGCCATTCTGAAGAGGAACCACATGCAGCTAAGACGAAGCATATGCCCAAGAGGTAAGGCGTATAGGCGTTTGTTGAAAATAGAGTTTATGTGACATGTCACGATATGTTGACTAAAACTTCACGTGATTATACTGTTCATATATACAGTATTTTCATGTGAGGTTCCAGTATGGGCTTTCCATCCCCCGCCAACGACTACGTTGAAACCAGGCTCACCGTCGACAGGCTCTGTCAGGTAGACGCCAACTGCCGGGTTATCGAAACATCGTCGGGTTTCGCCGTCATCAACACCGCCATCAGGCCAACCAAAACCAGCGTTCTGTGCATCTCGTTCTGCGGGCGAGTGCATTTCGCCGTGCAACGCGGCAAAGCGCTGATTGTTTCAGACGGTGAAGCGGTGGAGGGTGAGGCGCTGGACGACGTAACCGTGATGGGGGTGGTGACCTTCCTGATTAATCGCGCGCCGGGCTCCGAAGCTTACGATCTGCCAGTCATGTAACATCTCTTCGGGCGTGATAGTATTACCTGCATGGTAATTAAATTACTCAGGTGGTAATTATGCCCGCAGCAGCAAAGCCGCATAAACGCAAATCAACGCAGTATAAGCCCCTCACAGCGATGCAGGAGGCTTACTGCCAGTCCTACATCAAATATCCAGAGAACCAGTCTCATGCGGCGATAGACGCAGGATTCTCGCCCAATACCGCAGCCGTCAAAGCCAGCGTGATGATGCGCGACGAACGCATCCAGAAACGGATTGCTGAGCTGATGGAGGAACGCAACAAGCGCCTGCGCGTCAGCGCAGATTACGTGCTGCTGCGCCTGGTGGAAATCGACCAGATGGACGTGCTGGATATTCTGACCGATGAGGGCGGACTGAAGCCGATCAGTCAGTGGCCGAAGATATGGCGCACCACGTTAAGCGGGATTGATATCAGTAAAATGAAGCTTGAAGATGATATCGAATCAACCCTGCAAAAAATAAAATGGCCGGACAAGGTGAAGAACCTCGAGCTGATCGGTAAGCACGTCGATGTGATGGCTTTCAAAGAGCGTCTGGAGGTTTCCGGCAGCATCACCATTGCCGACCGCATGGCCGCTGCCCGTAAGCGCGTCCAGGAGCAGGCAGGTGGTGGCGAATGACTGATGTCGCGCTGTCGCCAGAAGAGCAGCTCGTAGAGGATATCGCCGGGTTCACGCATGACCCGCTGGGCTTCGCGATGTACGCATTCCCCTGGGGTGAGGCTGGCACTGAACTGTCGCACGCCAGCGGCCCCCGCCAGTGGCAGGCCGACGCGTTCCGGGAGATAGGCGAGCACCTGCAGAACCCGGCAACCCGGCATCAGCCGCTGATGCTGGCCCGGGCATCCGGACACGGGATCGGGAAAGCTCTGAGGCCTGATGATGTTGTCCCTACACCTGAAGGATTGCGATGCGTGTCAGATATCAGGCCTGGCGATGTCCTGTTCGGTGAGGGCGGGCAGGCCGTTAAAGTTCTTGGCACCCGGCATTATGATGCCTGCCCATTTTATCGAGTGACCTTCTCTGATGGCACCGCAGTAGACGTGTCATCTGGGCATCTTTGGAAGGTCCGCGGAAGAAACTCAAGAAGAACCGGATCGGATGAATGGGAGGTCGTGGAGACGATCGACATTCTTGAGCGTGGAGTTAAGCGCCCAAATGGCACCTCCATGGCGCGGCAATGGGAGATCCCTGCATCACCTCGAGTGAGTTATCCGGTCAGGGCGCTGCCAGTTGATCCGTATACCTATGGAGTCTGGCTTGGTGATGGCGATAAGGCCTGTGGAAGAATTACCAATATCGATTATGAGGTATGGGAAAATATCGCTTATCCGACACGGGTGGATGGGAAAACCAGAACAGCCATCGGCCTCAAGGTGGATCTGGTTAATGCTGGCCTGCTTGGATGCACCACATATAACGCCAGCGTTGATCGCCGCTACATTGAGTCTGAGCAGCGGCTGCAAGTTCTTCAGGGGCTACTCGATACAGATGGCTGGGTTGAAAAGGCGTGTGGTGGTGCTGCGTTTGCGTCTGCATCAAGGCAGCTCACCAGAGACGTGATCGAAATCGCTCGATCACTTGGACTTCGCGCGCGAAACGAAAAGTTTAGGCCGAATAAATTTGCTGGCAGTTGGTCGACTCATATCACCTGGGATGGAGAAACACGGTTATTCAGAATCGACAGGAAGCAGCAAAAGTTAGTGGCCGCTGAGAAACGGTACACTACAAAGTGGATTGAAAGTATTGAGCCGACAGCGGAAGGGCCTGGTATTTGCTTTGAGGTTGACGGTGGTCTTTTCCTGGCCCGAGATTATATCGTCACGCATAACAGTGCGTTTATCTCGATGCTCATCAACTGGGGCATGGCTACCTGCGAGGACTGTAAGGTGGTGGTGACCGCCAACACCGACAACCAGCTGCGCACCAAGACCTGGCCGGAAATCATCAAGTGGTCGACGCTGGCGATCACCTCCAGCTGGTTCACGCCCACCGCTACCGCACTGTACAGCAACGATACCGGACACGATAAGCGCTGGCGCGCTGACGCCATTCCGTGGTCTGAGCACAACACAGAAGCGTTCGCCGGCCTGCACAACGAGCGTAAACGCATCATCGTGGTGTTCGATGAGGCGTCCAACATTGCCGATCTGGTCTGGGAGGTTGCCGAAGGGGCGCTGACGGACGAGGACACAGAAATTATCTGGGTGGCTTTCGGGAACCCGACGCGTAATACCGGGCGTTTCCGTGAGTGCTTCCGCAAGTACAAGCACCGATGGAAGTGCGCCCAGATCGACAGCCGCACGGTGGAAGGCACCAATAAACAGCAGCTGCAGAAGTGGGTGGACGACTACGGCGAGGACAGCGACTTCGTGAAAGTACGTGTGCGTGGAGTGTTCCCGGATGCGTCAGAGCTCCAGTTTATCCCGACAGGGATCACCGATGAGGCGATGAAGAGGGTAGTGACCGCCGCCCAGGTGGCGCACGCCCCGGTGATTATCGGCGTTGACCCGGCTTACTCCGGCGTGGATGACGCGGTGATATACATGCGCCAGGGGCTGCACAGCAAAGTGCTCTGGACGGGCAGCAAGACTACCGACGATCTGATCATGGCGAAGCGCATAGCGGACTTTGAAGACCAGTACCAGGCCGACGCGGTATTCATCGACTTCGGCTACGGTACGGGGCTGAAATCCATCGGTGACGGCTGGGGCCGCACATGGCAACTGGTGCCGTTCGGTGGCGCATCCACAGACCCGCAGATGCTGAATAAGCGGGGGGAGATGTTCAACAGCGCCAAGACCTGGCTGAAACTGGGCGGCGCGCTGGATGACCAGGAGACGGCAGACGACCTGTCGGCTGCTGAGTACAAAGTCCGGGTGGACGGTAAGATCGTCATCGAACCTAAGGAAGATATCAAAGACCGGTTGGGCCGCTCCCCAGGTAAGGGCGACGCGCTGCTGCTCACCTTCGCTTTCCCGGTGTCAAAGCGTATCCACATTCCCGGCCAGCAGAGCCAGCAGGGCAGGGCAATCACGGAGTACGATCCGTATGCTTAACCGTCGCGGGGGATAATTCAGGATTATGCGCTGGAGGGGATAAAACAAAGCCCGCGCATCGGCGGGCTGATTGTGACATGTCACGGTGTTAAATTAGCGTGTAGCCAGATTCGAATGCTTCTGCCGGGCTATATGATTTATAGCCATCTTCATAAACCACATAGTAACCGCCAGTCTCTGGTTTGTGCTTTCTGAACCACTCTTTGTCGACGAAGAATGGCGCATAATTTTTATTCTCCGGATATAAAGCATAATGCTTCCCCTCCATGTCGTTGTATGCCTTTACATCGCCTAATTTTAGCGCCCACACTTTTTTGTGGCACTGATACTGCGGCATTTGTGCTGATTCGCTCATAATCTCACCTTAAAAAAATGCCCACCTAAGTGGGCGAACTGGAAGCAATGAGGGTGCATTCCTTGACGGGTGTCACAGGGTTTACAGCGCAGCGTCATCGCAATGGCGCTCAGCTGTAAAAGGGGCGGTACCAGCGACGATTCGGGATTCTGGTACCGCCAAAACAACACAGCAATGGTACTGACTATCACGGTCCTAAGGCGTGATGGGGTTGTGGCCGGTAACCAGCCGGAGATTTCCAACTTCTTCTTCGCTTCAGGTGCCAAGCTGAAAATCCACTTCCACAACGGAAAGGGCGCTTCTGAAAAATCGTTAATGATGCCGCGATATCCGGCCAAGAAGCACACCATTAACAACCCAACCGCAGCCAACGCCCTTACCTGTTGTGTGCCTGTCTTTCCAGGCTGTCAGCAATTCGGTAACACGGCTTGCTTGCCGTGGCGTCTGGATTGTTCAGATCCTTCAGCAATACGGGGTATACCCGTTTGTAGACATGCCTACCCACTCACTGCCGTTTCGTGCAGTGAAGAGAGCACTGATTACCACAGTGGACCACCCGGCGAGAGAGGTGTTGCTTCCGCCAGTGCTCTCATCGTTGCACCCTCGTCTCTTCCGAGGTGTCACACCTGATCGCCACGATGGTGAGTCGCATGTCACGCATACCGAGAACGCCGACTTGCACATTCCGGCTACCCGGTAGGGGAATAGGGAACCCTCCCGGACCGCTTCGACACATGTGCCATATGCCGCACTTATTGTTACCTGAAGGGTAATAATAACTCGCAATTCTGTCAATACACTACGTAAATTAATACTTATATGGTTAAATTGGTAATAATTTAATCGCGACGGAGTATTCGCTATGT